CCCCGTCGTTTACGTGCGTGCAGGGTTGGCCGACCGTTTTAGTAGGGTATTTTCATGGACATGGCGCCGTCATGGCGGCGTGCTCCGGCGGTGCGCGGCGGTTCGCGTGCCGGTCACTCGGTAGGTGGGGGTTCTGATGGCGAACAGGCGAACGGCGACGGTTCTGAAAATTCTGAAGGGCTCGGACCGGAAGGCGACGCGGATGGACGACCACGTCGTCGCTCCGAAAGACCCGGTGCCGGAGGTGCCGCCGTGGGAAACGCTCGCTGACGACGAGAAGGCGATTCTCGCTTGGCTCTCGGAGACCATGCTCATCAACGGCGTTCACGGCCGTCCCGACGGCATGCTCATGGTGCGGCTCGTGCGGCGCGTCGTGCGCGTGCGGTCGCTTGAGGCGAAGGTCGCGCAGTTGGGCATGGTCGTGCGGCATCCGGTGTCCGGCAAGCCGATGCAGTCGCCGTTCTACACGGCGCTCGTGCTGGAGGAGGCCGAGATGCGGCGGCTCATGAACGAACTCGGATTCTCGCCGGCCGGGCGGTTGCGGTTTGCGCCGCCGTCGTCGGCGCGCAAGACCGAGGGTTCGTGGGAGGCGTTCGATTGACGGCGCCGGTTGACGCGCCGGTCGCTCGTGCTCGCGTTAAGCGGGCTCCGCCGAAGGAGCGGCGCAAGCTGCCGCCGCCGGCCGCGCGAATCGCGGCGATCGAGGAGGCGACGGCCGCGACTCGCAAACGTGCAAACTCCGATTATGCGGAGGTGGCAAACGCCGGCTTTGAGCACACGGCCGACGCGCTGCAGTACGCCGACGACGTGCTCTCGGGCGCGATCCCGGCGTGCAAGTGGGTGAAGCTCGCGTGCAAGCGGCACGCGCGCGACCTGTCGCGGATCGGGCGCGCGGGGTTCCGGTTCCGGTTCGATCCGGCGATCGCCGAGCGCGTGCTCGTGGCGGTGCAGAAGTTTCGCGAGGTGAAGGGGCCGCGCGCGGGGCAGTACCTGAAGCTGGAGCCGTGGCAGAAGTTCGTGATCGCGTCCGCGTTCGGATGGGTGGACGAGGCGGGGAACCGGCGGTTCCGGTACGTGCTCTGCTACGTTCCGCGCGGCAACGGCAAGACGACGCTCGCGGCGCCGCTCGGGCTGTTCATGCTCGCGCTCGACAACGAGGGCGGCTCGGAGGTGTACGCGGCGGCGGTGACGCGGCAGCAGGCGCGGCTCGTGTTCGACACGGCGCAGTTCATGGCGCGCAAGGAGCCGCACTTCCGGGGCAAGTTCGGGGTCGACGTTTCGACGCACTCGATCTCGCAGCAGTCGTCGGTGTCGATGTTCCGGCCGCTCTCGCGCGATGCGTCGTCGCTCGACGGGCTCAACGTTCACTTCGCGATCCTCGACGAACTCGCGCAGCACAAGTCGCGCGAGGTTCACGACGTTCTGCTCACCGCGACCGGCAAGCGGTCGCAGGCGATGATGTTCGCGATCACGACGGCCGGCTCTAATCAGTCGTCGATCGGGCACGAGCAATGGGAGTACGCGCAGAAGGTGCTCTCCGGCTCGGTGGAGGACGATCAGTTTTTCGCGGTGCTCTACACGATCGACAAGGACGACGATTGGACGTCGCCTGAATCGTGGCGCAAGGCGAATCCGAATTGGGGCGTGTCGGTCATGCCGGACGTCATCGAGCGCTTGTGCAAGCGGGCGCAGTCGGTCGCGTCGCAGCAAAACGCTTTCAAGCAGAAGCACCTGAACGTGTGGACGTCGGCCGACGTTTCGTGGATGAACATGCAGGCGTGGAATGCGTGCGCCGATCCGTCGCTGAAGGTGGAGCAGTTCGAAGGCGAGTCGTGCGTGATCGGGCTCGACCTTGCGGCGAAGATCGACCTTGCGGCGAAGGTGCGGTTGTTCCGGCGCGAGATCGACGGCGCGTGGCACTACTACGTGTTCTGCGATTCGTTCCTGCCGCAGGCCGCGATCGATGACGGCCGCAACGATTCCTACGGGACGTGGCAGGGCGACGGGTGGATCACGACGACGCCGGGCGAGGTGCTCGACTTCAACGCCGTGCAGGCGTCGGTGCTCGACGATGCCGGGCGGTTCTCGGTCGTCGACGTCGCCTACGATCCGTGGCAGGCGTTGCAGATGGCATCGGCGCTGCAGAACGAGGGCGTGCCGGTGATCGAGTACCGGCCGAACGTCGCGAACTTCTCGCCGCCGATGAAGGAGGTTGACGCGCTCGTGCGCGAGCGGCGGCTGCATCACGACGGCAACCCGGTGCTCGCATGGTGCGTGTCGTGCGTCCGCGTGCGCGAGGACGAGAAGGGCAACATCTATCCCCGGAAGGACAAAGGCGACCCGAAGGTGAAGATCGACGGGCTCGTGGCGCTGCTCATGGCGCTCGGCCGGCAGATGACCATCGACGGGACCGAATCGCCGCCCGAAATGCTGTTGACCTGACGGGGGTTGACGCGCGGCATCGGTTCCGGTTATCGTCCCGGCGCATGAATGACTCGACGCGAAATCGACCGCCGCCGGAGGACCGTGCGGCGCATCCGCCGCCGCGTCGCTGATCGCCATCACATAGACGCTCGACGGATTCCGAGGCGACGGATACCGGGGCGGTGAACTCCACACGGAGGCATCGTGTCCGGTCGTCCCGTTCAGCGTTTGCAGGTCGTGCAACGGCTCGCGCCAAGCGCAGCCGCTCTCGACGCCGAGACTCTCTCGGTCGTCGCTTCCGACGAGTCGGTCGATCGCTACGGCGACGTCATCCGCGTCAGCGGATGGGAACTCGACAACTATCGCGCGAATCCCGTCGTGCTGTTCGGGCACGACTCGCGGCAGATCGTCGGTTCGTCCGAGGTCCGCGTGAAGGGCAAGAAGCTGATGAGCGACATCACGCTCGCGGCGCCGGGCACGTCGCCGGTCGTCGACATGGTGCGCGCGCTCATCGACCAGAAGCTGCTCAAGGCCGTTTCGGTCGGGTTCCGCCCGACCAAGGAGCCGAACGTCATCCGCGACGAGAAGAACGACCGCGTGACCGGCTACGAATTCATCGGGCAGGAGTTGCTGGAACTCTCGCTCGTGTCGGTTCCCGCCAATGCTGCCGCGCTTTCGGTGGCAAAGGCTTTCCCTGTCGAAGTGCAGCGCATCGTGCTCGCTCACGATCCGGAGAAGGTGTCCGAGTTCGTGGCGCAGCGGCGTGCGCGCATTGCGGCGTTGCGGTCGGGCGCTTCCGGTCGCTGATCATTCCCCTACCCAACGAGGAAACCATGAAGACCATTGCCGAGCGCATCGCCGATGCGAAGGCCCGCCGCGAGGAAGTTCTGCGCTCGCTGCAGGCGCTGACCGACACCGCCGAAACCGAAGGCCGCACGTTCTCGGACGACGAGACGACCACCTTCGGCAAGCTGGAAGCCGAGGCGGAGACGCTGAACAAGCACGTCGACCAACTCGAAACGACCGAACGCCTGCTCGCGAAGGCCGCGCAGCCGGCGCGCTCGATCGTCGTGCCGAACACCGACAACGCGTCGCCGCTGCCGGTGATCCAGATGCGCGACCCGAAGGTCGAGAAGGGCGTTGCGTTCGCGCGCTTCGCGATGGCGCTCGCCGCGTCGCGTGGCAACCTGATGCAAGCCGCCGAGATCGCGAAGCGCTGGAAGGACAGCACGCCCGGCGTCGAGACCGTGCTGAAGGCGGCGGTCGCGGCCGGCACCACGTCCGACACCAACTGGGCGAAGCCGCTCGTGGACTACCGGACGATGGCGAGCGAGTTCATCGACCTGCTCCGCCCGGCGACGATCGTCGGTCAGATCAACGGGTTCCGCCGCGTGCCGTTCAACGTCCGCATGGCGCTGCAGACCGCAGGGTCGACGGCGGCGTGGGTCGGCGAGGGTTCGTCCAAGCCGGTGAGCAAGCTCGCGTTCGATCAGGTCACGATTCCCGAAGCGAAGATGGCGGTGATCGTCGTGATCACCGAGGAACTCGCGCGGTTCAGCGACCCGTCGGCCGAGGTGCTCGTTCGCAACGATCTGGTCGAGGCGATCTCGGCGTTCATGGATCAGCAGTTCATCGATCCGACCGTCGCGGTTTCCGCCGGGCTGCATCCGGGCGCCGTGACCAACGGCGTGACGCCGATCCCGTCGTCCGGCGCGACCATCGCGAACATCACGGCCGATCTCGCGTCGGCAGTCGGTGCGATGCAGGTCGCGAACGTCGCGATGCGCGCGCCCGTGTGGGTCATGCATCCGCGCACGAAGACGTACCTGTCGCTGCTTCGCGGCACGATGGACACGTTCGTGTTCGGTCAGGAACTCGCGGGCAACCGTCTGCTCGGCATCCCGGTCGTCACGTCGACGTCGATGCCGGTGGACACGAGCGGCGGCTCGGGCGATGGCCAGACGAGCATCGTGCTGATGGACGCGGCCGAGATCCTGCTCGCCGACGACGGGCAGGTCATGCTCGATTCGTCGCGTGAAGCGGCGATCCAGATGGACTCGGCGCCGGCCACTCCGGCCACGCCGCTCGTGTCGCTCTGGCAGCAGAACCTGCTCGCTCTCAAGGCCGAGCGGTACATCTGGTGGCAGCGTCGCCGTGCTCCGGCGGTGCAGGTCATCAGCGGCGTCGCGTACTAACCTGTCGCGATGCCGGGCAAGGGCCACCTTGCTCTGCGGGCGCTCGCCGAGTTTCGACTCGGCGGGCGCCTGATCTCGCCGGGGGCTCGCTTCACGATGCCGGCCGTTCAGGGCATGCGGCTCGTGATCGGTGGACTTGCAGAGGTTGTTCCTGCGCGCGTCGGGCGTTACCGGCGGCGCGACATGAGGGCCGAAGATGGGACCGTGGGCTAAACTGAAGGCGGCGCTGTTCCCGGTCACGACGCGGCTCCCGCACGTGCCCGGCTCGCCGTTCCTGCCGTCGATTCACGAGCCATTTCTCGGCGCGTGGCAGCGCAACCTGTCGTGCGCGAATCCCGCATCGCTGCTCGCGTTCTCTGCGGTGTAT